TATTTTAATTAATATTTATGAAAATAAAATCAATATTCCTTCAAATATTTATAATTTAGGAACTGGAACTGCCAGAACCTATAATGATTTAGCAAAAGAAATTTTTAATGTACTTGGTAAAGAACCAAGCATATCATATATTGATATTCCAATGGTAATTAAAGATAGTTACCAATCCTATACAAAAGCAAAAATGGATAAATTATTAAAATTTATTCCTAATTATAAATTTATTAGTTTAGAAAAAGGTATTCAGTTATATATAAAACAATTAGAAGATGAAAATTGCAAACATTATTCATGAAAAAGAACTGGTAAATCATACAAAAGTTCCGTACATTAATTATTTTAACAAATCTAAATCTTATAATGATTTAGATAAAACATTACCAACATTATATGTTGGATGGTCGTTTATGAAATCATGTAATCCAGACAATGAGATTATTCAAAATGCTGATATTCTAAAAAAGAAAATCATTACTGATGAGTTATATTGGGAATTTTCATTTAATGAAAGTAAACCATCACATGTTAAAGGAGTTAACACTTTCGCTGGTCTTGCACCACAATTTTATTTTTCACCTAAATATCGATATACTAATTTAGACCCAGTTTTTTTTCATTTAAAAGATGTTGATGATTTGATGGATGTTTGTCCTAAGAAAATTGATGGAATTTATAATTATAAAAATGAAATACTTTACATATTAGCTGATAATAAAATATGGGGAATTAATCTTGAAATGTATCGATTTTTTCAATTTAATATTGATGATATTAATGAGCGACTAAATCATCGAACAGAAGTGTTTAATAATGATTTAGATGGTACTATTTATCAATCATATTATAAAACCTTTCCAAATTTCGAACAGCTTAAAAGATATATTGTTACGATTTTGTAAAAAATTCTGGACATGTATATTCCATTGCTTTGAAAAATCAATGGATTGATGAGATATGTAAACACATGACACCTCGTGGCGATAAATATGATAGATGTATATATGTATATGATATTTCGGATAATCATGCTTATGTTGAATTAACATATAATTTAGATAATAGAAAGAAAAATAGAAAAAAGGATGTAAAGGATGCTGTAACTCTTTATATTATGGAAACTAATTTAATTCCAATTATAAAAAAATTAACTAATTATATTCCAGTTGAAGAAGCTATTGAAATGGAAAAATATTATCATGATAAATATTTAAATAATGGTTGGGATATGTTAAATAGAATGAAAGTTGGTGGTCTTGGCGGGTCAAAATTCAAGTGATTGAATTTTTTAATTATTAATAGTATTTATATTAAAAGTTATTATTATGAACCATATTAAGAAAAAAGAAAAAGCAATTTCTAATTTTATTGATGATAATATTGAGAATGAAAAATCGATAAAAAGAGAAAAATTAATTAAATCCGATTTTGCAATAATCGAAAGGTTGGATAAAGTAATTATTGACGAATCAGGAAGACAATTATTAAGAGAACAATACTAATATTCATTTGAAAATGACAAAAAAACTAAATTCGAATCTTTCTGAAGAATATTTAAGAAAGTTCAGACATCGTGCTGGATATGTTATTAGTGAAACCCCCAAATATCGTCCATTAGTGGGTGATAATGAGGAATTCGATGAAGTCCCAGCATTTACAAATGAAGCTGGTGAGCAAGAAGATGCACCGAAACAAGGTCAAGTACCACCAGAACCATCTAATGACCAACCACAAAATACTGAGCCACCTGTTCCTGCATTTGATGCTGAAGGTGGTGATGGTGATATACCAACCCCAGAAGATGCACCAATCGACCCTATGGGTGGTGATATGCCTGTAAATCCTATGGGTGCTCCAGAACAACCAGAAAATCAAGTTGATGACCTCCAGAATGAAATTATTAAACACAATATTGATGCAATGAAAGGTATTCATGACCAATTAGAAGGTCTTAATGCTACAATTCAAGGCTTAAATCAGAAAATGGAAGTATTAGCTACTGATGTACAAGAAGTTCGAGAGCCAACTAATTCAGAAAAACTCATGAATAAAACGAGTGTGAGTTATCCATATTATTTTAATTTGAATGATTTATGGCAAGACAATTGGTTTGACCAAAAACGTGGTGGTGAAGTAGAAAAAGGAATAAAAGAATTACCTGACGGTTCATATGTTGCAGATTTTGATGATTTACCTCAAAAATCAAAAACTGATGTACAGAACAGTTTTAATGATATGGTATAAATTATGAGAATTAATCATAGGTATGGTAGTAAAGAAAGACTCTTTGAAATGATTAAAAGAGTAAGTAATCTCAATGAAGAAGTTCTCCCAAAAGAAAAGAAGGATGAGATTATTGATAAATTTATTATTGAAACTTGTGAATATCTTGATATTCCTAATGAAAATATTGAAATATCATACGACCCAAATGAAGCACAAGAAATGAGGTCGTTTGGAAAAAACACACCAAGTACTGGTATTATTAGGGTTGTTGCATTAAATAGAAATCTTGCTGATGTTTTGAGAACACTTGCACATGAATTGGTTCATCGTCAACAAGAAAAAGATGGTAAACTTTATAATGGTGCTGGTGAAGATGGGACTGATATTGAAAACGAAGCAAATGCCCAAGCAGCAATAATAATGAGAAAATTTGGTAAAGAAAACCCAATAATATTTGAATAAAAACATATAACATGAACGTATTTAACCCAATCGGTAGTAAACAAAGATTCCATGAGATATTTCAAGGAGTCAATAAAATGAAACTTAATGAAAATTTTGATAATCCAGAACAATCAAATATGGGATTACTTGAAAAAGCATTTAACGAATTAAAAAATCAACAAGCAAATATTAAACAAACTAATACTCAAACAGTTGATAATGATAATTTTGTTGAAATCATTACTACAAGTAATGATGGTAATGATTTTAATTTTAAATTTAAAATAAGTTCTGATGAAACAGACCAAGATAATGTATATAGTATAAATGGTGCTGTTTTAACTGAATTTAAATCAACTAATTTTCAAATTGATGAAAACTCAAGAGAATTGCAACAATTCAATGTTAATCATAGTAGTGAAATTATGGATGTTGTTAGTGAATTTGTTGATTTTGAGGATGATGCACCAAATGTTGATGATGAACTTGCTGAAGATGCGATGAAGCTTATTGATAAAATACCATATAGAAAAGGTAGTGAGGAAATGCAAACACATAAATCATATGCTGATAGAAAACCAACAAATCCAAATGTAAGAGTTAAATCACCAGAATTGGATAAATTTGTTAATGAATATGAGGATGATGATTATACACAAGATAGTGAACAAGAAGACCCATTAGCACTTCCACCTGAATATGGTATGGGTGATATGCCAAACAAAAATAATGGTGATGATGATGGTAGTGTTGGTGTTGACCCATATGACCAAAATAATGACTCATATGATGATACTGACGAATTAAGTCCTGAAGAAACTAAAATAATATACCAAGCATATGATAATTTAGTTAGTGGTGGTAATCCATCACCAACATCAAGTCAGGTAAGTGCAGAGGCTAATAAAATTAAAGGAATTAAACCAGCAGCAAAAACAAGAGCAATTCCTCAATGGGCTGAACCATTATTTGAGGATGATGATGTAATAGATACATTTACTGATAAAGTAGTTTCAAACACATATAATAATACTCTTTCACAAGAATTAAAATATGAGTTAATTGCAATGGCTGATAAATACTTAACTAAGAAGCTTGGTAATCAAAAACATACAATGTCAAGAGAAAATTATATTCAAAAAGTTAAAGAAATTGCTCTTGAATTACATAAACAAAGAATGGGTGTTATGAATGAGGATGATGATACATATCCTGACCAAATTGGTAAGAAATTCAAACCTAAGAATCAAATGCCAAGGAAAAAGAAAAGACCACACGCAACAGTTAATTTGAGTGAGGATGGTATTGATAATACAAAATATCCTTATAAGGGTTATGAAAAACCAAATGGTAGTAGCATGTACAATGGTCGATTTGCTAATGATGATGAAGATTATGGTAATTATGCTTATGATGGCGATAAAGATGAACTTCAATTAAGAAGAAAAAAAGGATTAAGCCCTAATGAGCCACTTACAAATGCACATATGCCATCTGGTTATAGAGTAATTAGAAAGCCAAATATGAGCGAGATGGAAAATGACCCAGAGGAAGAAATTCTTTCAGGGGAAAATACAACAGAGCCTGATAATAATATTGAACAATTAACAAAAGAAAAAGAAGAGGCTGGTGATATGATTTCAGGTGGACTTGCTGCTGACAAATCACCAAACGAGTTTAATCCTGAACAAATAAGATTGGGTTTAAAGGTTGAAATGGAACATACTGATGACCCATTAATTGCAATCGAAATAGCGATGGACCACCTTACAGAAGACCCCGAATATTATACCAGTAAAGGTGACCCTGAAACAAGCGCACAATTTGGTGCATCAAAAGATGTTGAAGGTGGTGAGTCAGATACAACTGGATTAACTTTTGATAGTGCTGATGATACTACTGATGAATTACTTGGTTATAAACCGTTTAATGTTAATGATTATTCTGATGAAACTAATAAAACTAATAAAAATATCGATGAAGAATTAGGAATGGAAGAATATCAAGGTAATGTTGGTGATAAATACCAAGATGCTGAGGGTAATGATTTTACAGTTAGTAATAAGGTAAATGGTGGTGTTAGTATTAAAGGACAGAGTGGTGAGAAGGAAGTTGATACTGCTAGTTTAGGATTAATGAAAAAATTAAGTGAGAGTAAGAATATTATTACTGAACAACAAATTAAAACTGCAAGACAAGCACTAAATAAAAGAGGTTTGTCTGATGGTATGACAAAAAAAGAAGCCATACAAATTTTAATTAAACACAATATTAAGTAAAATTAAAAATATTTTGAATAATAAAAAGACTACTCATGGTAGTCTTTTTTGTTTATGAGTATTTATATTAAAAATAGATTAATGTCAATACAGAGAACATATTTTTCGAAATCAAATACTTTAATTAGTACCAATTTAACTAACAATTCTCAGAATCCAGTTACTGAGGTATCATACGGGTCACTCCATGAAAGGGTAACCAGATTTATCTTTGATATTGACTTATCACAATTAATTGATAAAATAAATAAAGGGTTAGTTATTCCAAATAGTGGAATGACACATACACTTCATATGACCAATACGATTAGTTATGCACAACAATATCTCGGTAAAAAATCATATAATGACTCAATTGAAAGAGCCAATAGTTTTAAATTAGATTTATTTAATATAAATGAAGATTGGGATGAAGGTAGTGGATATGATTTTATTTTTAATGATATTATTTATCCTGATTTAGTTGAACAAGCATCAAATTGGAAAAATAGAAAAACAATAACTCCGTGGTCAACAGCAGGCGCATATAATAGTGGTACAACAGAAATAATCGGGTCACAATTCTTTCCAAAAGGTAGTGAAAGTCTCAATATTGATATTACTGATTATGTTAATCAAAGATTATATGGTAGTGGTAGTACTTTTAGTGGGAACTCATATGGACTTGGAATTAAGTTTTCAGATGAGTTAGAAGAAGAAACGACATTATTTACTCAAGCAGTTGCTTTCCATGCGAAGAATACCAATACATGGTATGAACCATATATTGAAACTGTTGTTGATGATACAATTAAAGATGACAGAAATTATTTTTATCTTGATAAAGATAATGAATTATATCTTTATGCTAATGTTGGTGGAGTATCACAAGACATTAATGTTAATAGTGTTGATATATATGATTTTAATGATACCTTAATTGATACTTTATCGGGTAATTCAATAATTAATGTAAGTAAGGGGATATATAAAATAATACTGAATATTGATTCGGATACTTATCCTGACGCAGTTTTGTTTAGAGATGAATGGAATATAACTGTAAATAATAAAATTAAAAAATTTATTAACGAATTTTATTTAATATCTCAAGACGAGTATTATAGTTTTGACCAATCAAAACAAATTAATTTCGATAATTATTTCTTTTATTTCTGGGGAATAAATGAAAATGAGAATATTAGTGCAGGGAATGTTAAGAAAATTAAATTAACTATTAAAGAACTCTATGCAAATCAAAATAATTTCCTACCTTTGGATATTGAATATAGAATTTTTATTACTGTTGGTAGTAAATATGAAATTGATGTGATTCCATTTACAAGTGTAAATAGGACGAGTAGTGGTTATGAATTTAATCTTGATACATCTTGGTTAATACCACAAGATTATTATTTGGAAATAAGAATGAAAAATGGGAATTATTATGAAAATAAACAAAAATTATTATTTACTGTGGTTTCCAATAATATTGGAATATAATTGAAAAAAAGAGTTAATTATTTTAAAAACTCTTGTATTTATGTGGAATGAAAGCTATATTTGTAGCGTTATTAATAATTGAAAAAATAAATTAACTGTAAACAATTTGTAAAATGGAAAATCAAAATCAGACAGGAAATGACCTGTCACACTTAAAGTCTATGTTTTTGGACTTTCAAAAGAAACAATCACCTACAAAAAAAACAGGTACTGACCTTTTAGCTAAGTATTTTGTTCCTCGAAAACCTAAAGAAATTTTTAGAATTCTCCCTCCTAAAGCTGGTAAAAAACACATTGAAGAAGCATTCTTCCATGTTGTTACAACTAATGCGTCTGGTGGTAAGAAAAAACACGGAACTGTGATTTATTGTCCAGCACACAATGACCCTAAAGTACCTAAAATTGGTGCTGATGGATTACCAGTGCTTGATTCAAATGGTACACCTTTTCTTGTTCCAGCACCATGTCCATTATGTACTAAGAATAAAACTTGGCTTGCTAAACAAGACCCTTCATTAAAAGGAATTAAGAAGGAAAATATGAATGACATGCAATTGGTAGTTAAAGCCAAGAACGATGAAATTTATAAAGAAGCTATTAAATGGGAAGCTAAAAAATTCTATATTGTTCGAGGTATCGATAAGGGTATGGAAAAGGATGGTGTTAAATTTTGGAGATTTAAACACAACTACAAAAATCAAGGAACTCTTGATAAATTACTTCCAATTTTGGAAATGTACATGACTGACCAACAAGCAGACTTTAGTGATTCGTTAACTGGAACTGACCTTAATATTATTATGACGGACAGTGAATTTAATGGTCATGTTTATAAAGCAATTTCTGCGATTACTGCTAAAGGTAAATCAAAACTACATGCTGACAAACAAGTTATGGATGCTTGGCTTGATGATGATGTCACATGGAGAGATGTTTTTCATCCAAAGAAAGCACCAAATACAACACCATATGAATATCTTGAAATGGTTGCTGGTGGTACAAGTCCTTATTGGGAAGATGTTGACCAATCGAACAAACATTGGGTTTTTCCAAATCGTCCTGATTTAGAGGAAAAAGCAAATACTCGTACAATGAATCTTGACAGCACTGAAAAGGAATTCGAACAAGCAAGTGATTTGAATCCTACAACTGGTACAAGAGTTACTGTTAGTAATATTACTAAGGGGGATGTTGGTACTTTTGAAGATGATGCATCTGATATTGGTAAAGAAACACTTGCTGCTACTGTAACACCAACTACTAATCCAGTTTCAACTAATGTTGAAGCATCAGTTGATGATGATGAATCTGATGGTGATTATGATGATTTACCATTTTAATTGTCAAACATAAAATAAAATGGAGAGATTTAATCTCTCCATTTTTCACTTACCTAATAATATTAATTTATGGCAAAAAAAAATATAGTGGATGTACCATCTAATCCAGTACGTAAACCTACACCTAAAAAAAGTTTTAGTCTTGATGATTTTAAGAAAAAAATAGGTGCAGCACCTGTGGAATCAAAACCATTAGTTTGGATTCCAATTGATAATGGTTTGAAAGAAGCAACTGGGATGCCCGGTATTCCTAAAGGATATGTTTCTCTTTTCAGAGGATATTCAAATACTGGTAAATCAACGGCATTAATGCGTAGTATTGTTAATGCTCAAAAAATGGGTGATTTCCCAATAATTATTGATACTGAAAATAATATTGATGAAGGAAACCTTCGATTAACAAACATGGGTTTTGATTGGGATGGTGAATATCTTCTCATTAATAATAAATATCTTCTTGATAATTTTGGTATACGTCAAAATAAGGATAGAAAAGAAGCTAGTATTGAAGATATGGGAAAAGCAATTTATCATTTTCTTGACACACAAAAGTCTGGTCAATTACCTCGTGATATTTTTATTGCGATTGATTCAATAGGTACATTAAATTGTATTAAAACGATTGATGCTCAAGAAAAAGACACATCTGATAATAATATGTGGAATGCTGGTGCTTATGAAAAGGCATTCATGTCAATTCTTAATAATGCTATTCCAAATACCAGAAAAGTTGATAGTGAATTTACTACAACAATTGCTGCTGTTCAAAAAATTTGGTATGATAGTATGAATAAGGTTGTTAAACATAAAGGTGGTGAAACATTTTTCTTTGGTTCAAGATTAATTTATCATTTTGGTGGTATTATAACACATGGAACACGAAGAGTAACAGCAACAAGTAAAAGTCGTGACTTAAATTTTGGTTTTGAAAATAAAGTTAATATTGCCAAGAATCACGTTGATGGTGAATGGGGTGGAATATCACTTGAAGGTAAAATTATATCAACACCTACTGGATTTATTTATGGTAGTAAAGAAAATGAAGCAGCATATAAAAAAGAAAATATTCTTTATTTCCGTAATAAATTTGATGATGATAATTTAAGTGCTGATGATATTGAATTTAAATCAAAAGCAATGGATGTTGATGGTAACATATTATTTGAGGATGATTTGATTGAAAGAAATAATAATACTGAAGATAATGACAGTGAATAATTAAAACATGGTGAGTAGCAAATTAGTTACTCACCATTTTATTTTTATAATAAAATGAAGAATAGAACACTTATAATCGATGGGTCTTATTTATTGAAACGTTCATTTCATGGTGCAAAAGATTTACAAACTAAATCATTTGGAAATATTGGTGGATTATTTCAATTTTTCACTACAATGAGAATGTTAATTAAGGAGCATATGATTAATAAGGTTATCGTGTGTTGGGATGGTGAAGGTGGTGGAATTGCCCGACATAGGATTGATGCAGCGTATAAAGCAAATCGAAAGACCAAAGAATGGTATAAAAAGATTGAAATGACTGCTGCTGAACTTCGAAGGGAGAAAGCAAAAGAAGAGTCTATTCTTAAACAACGTAAAAGAATCCAATCATATACTGAAGAATTATTTCTAAGACAAATAGAAATTGATGATATTGAGGCTGATGATTTAATTGCAAAATATTGTCTTGACCATAATAATAAAGAAGAGATATTTTTATTTTCTAATGATAGGGATTTTGCACAATTATTAGATTTGAATATAACAATTATATTTCCAAACATAAAACAACCAATAACTAAAATTAATTACATGATGCATTTTAATCATCACTATACAAATGCATTAATTATGAAAATTATTTGTGGTGATGTTTCTGATAATATTAAAGGTGTTGGTGGTGTACAAGAAAAATCGTTATTAGGTCATTTTCCAGAAATAAAATTTAAACAACTTACTGTTAGAGAAGTTTGTAAACGTGCTGATGAGATTAATCAGGAACGTGTATTAAATAAGAAGAAACCATTAAAGGCGTTAGAAAACCTAATAAGTCCAGAAGGTATTAAACGTTTAAAAATGAATTATCGATTAACTAACCTTAGAGAACCATTACTTAATGAACAAGCAATTGAGGAATTACAACAACTTGAAATTCCATTATCACCTGAAGACCGAGGTAGTAAAAATTTATATAAAATGATGATTGAAGATGAATTTCTTCAAGTATATGGTAGTAGTTTTGTCCAATATATTGAACCATTCTATACAATAATTATGAATGAGAAAAGATTATTAATGGAATATTATAAGAATAATAAAAATAATAATAATTTATAAAATGTCTTTCATTATTAATTCTTTCTATCTATATTTGTGTATAATATTAATGATACTAAATAAACTAAAATGAACGAAAAAGAATGTAATAATATATTTAGATTTTCCTTACATCAAGGAGATGTAATGTTAGCTGAAAAAATGTTTGATGCTGATAAATTTAATCCATTCACAAGATACTCAATAGATGTTAGAGATATTCTTCCAAAAGCAATAACTAAATTACAAAAAACATTATCAAAACGAAGTTATGATGTAATTGCCGAAGTTGGTTATAATAATAGTGAAGGGGATGATATGTCATATTATGATTTATATTCATATAATCAGAAAATGATTAATCTTTATCCAAAAGAATATAGAGATGATATGCGTTATAATCCAAAATCTGTTGTTCGACAAATTGAAGATAAAACAATACGTGGTGTGCAATGTAAGATGGGTTTATATATTAATGAAAATCCAATTGTTGAACGTGAATTTTTTGTTGATGGGTTTAATCCTGTAGCAAAACAATCACTTGATGTGGTATATGCAGTAATTGATATTGCTGATTTAATTTTTGAAAAAATTAAAATGGAAGACATAAAGAATATGTTGAGTCGTCCAATAATATATTAATATTCAAAACAAATAGTTAAATGAATGAATTAATCAAATCGAACAGGAATTGGGTGTGATTCTATTTGAAACTTCAGATACAAATACCCAATTCCTGTTCTTTTTATATCAATAATTAAACATGTCGGAAATTAAAGATAATACCTTATCAGCGTATAAAGGTCCTGAATTTCAACAACGTCTTATTTGGCAGTTATTAGTTGAGCCAGAATTTGCTGAAAAAATCATACCAGATTTAGCTATTGAATATTTTGATGACCCAAACATTAAAAGGTTATTTATCATAATTTTAGAGTATTTTAAATTATATGATAAAGTACCTAATCTCCAAAATAAGAGTGTACATCAAGCAATAAATGAATTTAAAACACCAAACAATTTAATTGAGGAAGAATCATTATTTGCTGTAATTAAACGTATTGAACTTTGGAATGAAAGAATTATTAATAAGCAAATGCTTTATGATGGTGATGTTGTTCAAAAAGCTACTCATGATTTTATTAAACAACAAGAATATAGGAAATTAGGTGAGACAATACAAGAAAAGGTAAAAAATGGTGAAATTAAAAGTAAATATACTATTGCTGCCATTGAAGAAAAGTTTCAAAAAATATCACATATTGGTGAGGAAGATGATGATTGTGAATATGTAACTGAGGGTATTCGTAAGGCATTAAGAAAAGAGTTTAGAGAGACAATACCAACTGGTGTTGGTGTTATTGACTCATTAACTGGTGGTGGTTTAGGTAAAGGTGAAATTGGTGTAATTCTTACACCATCAGGTGTTGGTAAAACAACATTACTTACGGTAATTGCAAATACTGCGTATGAACAAGAAAAAAACGTAGCACAAGTAATTTTTGAAGATTCTAAAGACCAAGTTAAACGTAAACACTATACTATTTGGGCAAAATCATCTTTGAGTACACTTAATGATGATGGTGAAAATGAAAGAGTAATTGACGTTTGTGAGAAAAAAGTTAAAAGTTTAGAAGGTAAGGGTCGATTAGTGATTAAACGTTTTAGTCAAGAAGATACTACCATGAAAGATGTAACTAATTGGATGATTAGTTATCAAAAGAAATGGGGATTTAAATTTGATTTACTTGTGCTCGATTATCTTGATTGTCTTGAAAGTCATAAGAAGAGTAACGATAGAAATGAGGCTGAACTTGCAATTATTAAAGCATTTGAATCAACAGCATCTGAATTTGATATCCCAGCATGGACTGCAATTCAAAGTAATCGTAGTGGTTTTGGTTCTGAATTTGTTGAAGCACATCAAAGTGGTGGAAGTATTAAACGAATACAAAAAGCACATTTCTTTATGTCAGTGGCTAAAACACCAGCACAACAGGAAGCTAATTTTGCTAATATTAGAATAATTAAAGCGAGGTTCGCTAAAGATGGTCAATCGTTTGAAGATTGTGTGTTTAATAATGATACAATGCAAATTATCATCAATGACCCAAGATACCCACATACTAAAACATATAAAAATCTTAAACACCATGATGAGGAAGATGTGATGAAACTTGAACAAAGAGTACTTAATTTAGCAAATAATAAGGTTCATGTTGCCCTTAGTGAACATTCAGAGGGTGAACTCATAGGTAAATTAAATAGTTCGGCAATTAACGATATGTTGGAGCAAAATAAGTTACCTGAAATTGAAATGAAACCAGAAGCAGTTATTTTTGAAACTAAAAAAATAAATAGTGTTGATGCAATTGAGGTAATTAAAAAAACATGTGAATCTGAAAATATTAACGAAACATCTTTTGAGACACAACCGATAATAAATAATGAAATTAATCTTGATGATTTATTATCAAAAATTCAAACAACTAATACTGATGAATCACAAGGTGATGATAAAACAGTTCATGATATCTTATCTAAAATGCGTGGACATCAACATGTTATAAAAAAAGAATAATTATAATCATAAAAAAGTTACAATTTTTTGTTATATGAACGTATTTATATTTTCAAAAGAGTTATAATTTTTATAAAATGTTTGTTTATATAAAATAAATGTTTTATATTTGACATATATATATTGCGAGTTGGTAGAAGTTGGTATCTCACCGGGCTCATAACCCGGAGGTCGGGGGTTCGAATCCCTCACTCGCTACAATTCCTCATAGTCCCTGTGGAAACACAAACTTTGAGGTAACGTTTAAAAGCATACCTCCGAATGTGGCGGTTTTAATACTCATGAAGTGACATGGTGCTTTTTTTATGAATTTAACCTAAAAAGTGATGTTGATAGTGTGAATTAATGATTCAGTTTTAATTATATTATTGTAGAATGTAAATCACTCACCATATACTTAAAATGGTTATTTTCTAAAAACCCTCATCGGAGTAATCTGATGAGGGTTTTTTATTTTCTCATATTTTAATCAATTCTTATCGTTTTAAATGCTTTTCTTTTGTATTTATTATAAGTATTACCAAAGACAACCCTTTGGATTTAGTAATTAGGGGTACGGTCATGGTGTTACATAAAAATAAGTATAAATTACAAATAATAAGATATGGCATTTTTTTCTCGTCCAAATTTAGATAAGGTACAATTTAAACAATTACCTAATAGTGTTCTTGAATTATCAGGTCAAACTCAGATTTTAACAACAAGTGGTTTTACTCTTGTTGGTGATTCTGGAAACATACCTATTCATGCAACTGGTGAAACTAATAATCATGTTTTAACATATGATGGTTCGGTAGGTGTTATCAGATTAATGGAATCATCTTCAAGTGGTGGTACTGGTAAATATATGTACCCAGATAAAGTTAGTTGTGCCGTTGGTGGAATAAATTTAAATACTTGTTTATATAATATGCCAATTCAAGACATTTTACAAGAAATTTTAGTTCCTACATTATTACCAGCATTAAATTCACCCTTTAATACATTATCACTAATACCATCAACATCAGTATTTGAGGCTGGAAGTGAAGTTGTGTTTACTGCAAATGGTGCATATAATCGAGGAACTGTAAATCCGGGATATGGCGGTCCTACCATCAGAACTATTCTTCCTACTTGCTATACTTATGTTGATTTTAATGGTGTTGTTTGTGTTTCAGCAACATCATTATTGGCTAATTCGGTTACATATGCATCACGTAAAATTACGTTAGGAAATAATACTACAACATTAATCACAACACATCCTGGCGGTCCTACTCCATTCAAAAGTGATGGTACACAATATTTTTGGTTAAATCCACCCACAAATACAATTCCAACAACATGTCCCGCAGGTAATGTTCCAGTAGCGAGTAGAACTGTTTGTGGTGTTTATCCTTGGTTCTGGGGAGTTAGTAATACCACACCTGTGGCTGGTCAATCATTAATTGAAAGTGCTGCACTTGCTAATAAAAAATGTGTTGCAAATAGTGGTGGTGATATAATTGTTGATAATTATGGTGCTGTTGGTCAATATATCTGGGTTGCAACACCATTTGGTAGTCCAATTAAAACTAAATGGCAAGGGGGTAATGATTTAAATAATAAGGGTGATATTCCATTTGCTGGTGGGTTATTCGCAACATCACCAACAACTGTGGGGATTACATCACCAACTGGTAGTGATTGGAATACTAATGTATCATATAGGTTTTATATTAGTAGTTACGGCACTAGCGTTAATGGTTATTCAATAACATATAAAAATAGTTAAATATGGCACAATATCAAGAAAATTTTAAAATAGCTGCACCTAATCCAATAGATAAGCGTTATTTGAGTCCAAGGACATCAAATGGTGCTCAAGTACCGTATTCAGCTACAACTGAAGTATATTCGATAATTATTCCAAGCGAGAGATATAAGGGTTTAACAGTACTTCTCGAATCAGGTTCAACTAATGTTGAGTATTGGTTTAAGGATGGTATTAGTAATGGTGAATTGATTGAAAAGACTGGTTCGTCAGGACATTTTGTTGGTATTACTGGAGCAACAAATCTTGGTTTTTTTAGTGGTCAAACTGGAATACAAAGACTTGATTTATCTGGGTTTCCAACATCACCACTCATATTTAATGGTTCTTATTATTCTGAATATAATTGGTATTATGTTGAAAATAGTATTGTTAAATTAGGTTCACCAATACAAGGTGGTGTATTAAGACGTGCATATGTTGATAGTACAAGAACTAAATCTTGGATTTATAATTTCGATATTTCGACTTGGGAGTTAAGTGATTGTGATGTTACTATAAATGTTGGTAATAATATTAATCTTTATAATTATTCTGGTGTTGGGTATTCTCAAACAACATGGCTAACTGGTTTTCAAACTAATGGGTCAACATCAATCAATGTGTTTGGAAGTTTAACTACAGGTCTTACATTAACAATTGGTAATGCAATATATCGAGACATACATAATAATAATTTAAAATTAAGGACAATAATTAATGACTCGCCAGAGTTTTTAAGTATTAAATCTGATGATAATTTTATTAGATTTTCTGGTGCGTCAGGAAT